ACTGAGCGGTGCCACCAAGAGCGCCCTTATCAGCTTCGCTAAGTGGGCGCTCCCCGGAAACCCACGTATCCCCGTCCTTCGAACAGTACTCCTCGATCTCCTCGGGGGTGCCGCGAGCAGGGTCGACGTGAAACCCCGGCAGCTTCTTCACCAAAGATTTCAGAGTACGCGCATTCGCGAACCATATCACGCCCTGCAAGTGGGGCGTGCCGGACTCTCCGACCTCCCGGCCGTAGAAAGTCCAGCGAGACACCATCCGCCGGATGAGCGCCTCATGCGCATCAGTATAGTTGTTGCAGGTGAACACGAAACCACGGGAACGAACGGAGGCGACCATGACGCAATGCGGAAACAATGCAGTTCAATACAACACTCGCGCACCACCGTCACGCACAAAGCTTCACGCAAAAACACACGAGATTTTTTGCTGGACCCCGCCACGAAGCCCCACCTTTGAGCTTTTGACACTGACACACGAGGTCTATAGGTAATAATAGCTATAGACCTCTCTTAAAACATTAGGGCGGATCTTCGATCCCCCATATATTGCACCCCAAAGTGCGCCAATGTCTTAAGTACCCCGAGTGTCATTTTCTGACCACTCAGATGGCTGTATTGAATTAATCCGGACCAACGTCTTCATCGAGAGCGATGACAAACAGTTCACACGCCGAAAGCGTGCCCGGAAGAGTTGCTGACGCAAACGTGAAAGTACACGGCGACGAGGAAATTTCAATGGTGTACTCAGCAAACTGAATAACGGCAGTCGCGCCAGCAGTCTGGATCCAGCGATTTTGCCCAGACTTATACGAATACACCGCGCCACCCGAACAGCCGTACGTCATTGCAGTCGTCAGCGAAGTAGACGCGCCAATCCAGGACGCACGAATCAGGTATCGCCCAGAGGCGATATGCGCCGGGAACGAATAAATCGACCCAGCCGTACTCCCACCAAGAGTGGAAGTCGAAGAAGCCGTAGCATTTGTGCCAAGATACGCACTCGTAGACACAGACGTGCCGAGATCAAAATGATCAAACAAAGCACCCGCGGTGTCGTTCAGAATGGGTTTAAACAGGGCAATCTCATACGAAACCCATAGTTCCCCAATGTTGCCACTACTAGTTGGAAGACCAACTGTCGCAATCTGGAAGTTACCAAGATCGTAAAACCGACCATCCTTCCCAGAAGGAATGTCAACATGGCGAACATCGAAAACATCGATGCTGGACAGACGCGGGTCACACTCAATAGGATGCAACTGATCTTCAGACGGCTTCGCAGAATTCGAATACTGCGCATTCTCCATCTCCAACTTCGAAGTCCAGGCAGGATCAGACACGTCATAATCCGTGCCCATAATCACGGAACCCATCGCACCACCCGTGACATAGTCAGACGAAGTGCTCTTGAACTCATAAACCATCCCCAACACGCGGTACGACGAGTACCCGCGCGAGACATTGCTCAGCCAAGGGAAACTGCCTCGCAGTCCGGGATTGATTGGGATACTAATGTTCGTAAAAGTAGTGCTACCAACCGCCGTAATGTCTTGAATAAACTCTCGATGCGAGATAATAGTCGCCTGCTCGAGATTCCCGAAGTGAGGAACCGGATTACCTTCCTTGATAGGCGTGAGAGTATTCGCCTTAATGTCATACGCCCCAAATCCGACCAATTTGGAAAGGAGAGCGCCAGCGGTAGCTCCGAGAGGACCGCCGACAGCGGCGCCGCGAGCGCCTCCATAGGAAGCCCCACCAGCTGCTCCAAGATACCGTCCCATCTGACTGAAAGTGCCAGCCGGGACGCTGCGGGCAACGTAGCCAGCTCCGCGCTTAACCTTATCCCAGGCGTCGGCGTAATAACCACCCTGTCCGCGCATGCGGACTCGTTTGTTTCCATAACGCCCCTTAGCACGGCGCATTGACATTCTTGGATTACTGGGACGCGCGTATGAACCACGAACTACGTCCGATCAACGCACGATACAACAAGCAAATAATAATGATACCTCCTTGCCGCTCAGCGATACTTAAAACCCGGGCACCGCCCGGTACATGCCCAGCAAAGATTTTGGAGAGACCCGACTGACGAGACATATCCCGAACCTCTTCTTCGGTAAACTCCGTCCCCCCCAAATCAAACATTTCAGCAGAAGGATTAACCAAATGGTCGGCACGACGCCGCATAATTGGATCCGACGCTAAAATTGCATCAAGTTGTTCATCATTAGTGGTAAACATGGTCTTTCGCCGACGCAGCGACGGGTACCGCTCCCGAAGGGGGGGTCCCAATTCCGAAGCCCTGCCACGCTTAAGAACAGTCGTGGCCCTAACGCGCTTTGACATCTAAAAAGAGAATGACATCTCTCCGCAATATCCCATCGATATATGACACACAAAACGCCCCTAAAGGACCCTAATTTGTATCAATCACCTCGCACGGACACGACCAGCACCACGACCGCCGCGACCGCCGCGGTGGCCTCCACGCCCAAACTTGGACTGCTTATTCACAACAGACCGTGACCGAGAGAGAAGCACGGCCCGGGCCGTCTTTTCTGCTTGCTGCGCGACGCGCAACAAGCCCTCTGCGACAACCAGTTGCCGCAGAATAGCCGCAATCTCCCGACGTATGTACGCAGCTTGATCGCTGCGGCGACCAAAGCCCGTTGCACCAACATTAATCAGCCGTTCACGACGGCGAAAAGCTTGCAAGCGTTCAGAAAGATTGCGGACACGATCCTCAGCACTGATCGTGTCCAAAGCAATAGCGTTTAGATCAATAGGAACACTGTACCCAGACCGAACCATTGAATTATGACCCTCTTCCACAAGAGGGTCCCCGTTACCCGTAGGTTTCGATTTATATAACTTACCCGAAGGCGGACATAGTCCTTATAAATAATATGTACATCCCTCATGCAGCCCGAGCATAATGGCCAAGCCACAATACACCGGGCGAAGGGTCTAGATCTTCATCTATACCATCATCATAGGGGTTGGGTAAAACCAACTGACGGGGTCCAGGAACCGAACCGTCAGGCGCACTAACGTGCGCCCCCACTGCAATAACTGACGCCAGACTACCAAACCCAAGTTGGTCCATCGTAACCCCGCGGTAATCGTTAATACGATCAGCGCGACGCATAGCAATGCGATTGATATAGAGCAAATCATCAAGAGCAAAGCCCTCGTCGACAAGCCAATCAAAGTGATGGATCCAAGTAAGAAAGGTAACCGCAGGCGCAGACATCAAACTATACGTAACACCCAAGACTACCACGCACAATATATATGCAGTCAAGCTGCAACGTGCGATGGGACCTCCTCTGTATACCACGATACTTGCTTGCGAGGCAACCCGTACCGCTTAATCAACTCCGCCCATGGATGAACCATCAGCGGACACGTCTCGAACACAGCCATCTCTTCGGACCACGACATATATGCCAGAATGTCGCGACGCAGCTCAGGCATTAGCCGATTCCACAATACAGGATTAACAGGATAATCATTTGAAGACGCCACAACCGTCTCCCACGCGAAGTCTCGCGTCCAATCAATCTTGCTGTATTCCATCACAGCCCACCGAAACGAGTGACCTGGAAACGACGCTGCAGCGCCGACACTGTCTCGGGATCAGTAAAGATGTCTTCGATCTTGTACTGGGAGGTAACCACAAATATCTTGGGACGGATCACCATAGAGGATCCTTTCACTTCCGCCTGGAACGGATAGTGATCACTCCACTCCTTCAAAAAGGCGCCAATCCAAGCTTGATGCTGAGGATCGACATCATCCAGGATAGCAACCTCCTGGAACATATAGCCTGACCACCACTTATTTTTCGCCTTGAGATAAGCCTCTGGCCAGCGACGACGCGCCTCACGGCTCTTGCCGCTGCCGGACTTACCGTAAAACCAAAAATTGTTCAGGACATCCGTCGCCACAAGCGGCGCCGTCTCTAGCGCAAGAGAGTGGATGCGGTGGAACGCAGACTGGTACTTAATGTACAGCTCCGAATCAATTTCGTTGAAGAGCCCTTTGGAAGCTTGCGCACGCGCAACATCCCACCGCTCCGACTGAGCGGTGCCACCAAGAGCGCCCTTATCAGCTTCGCTAAGTGGGCGCTCCCC